AATTCCACAAAAGTTATACTTTGTGAAGGCTTTATATAGACTTCTACATTCAATTTACGGTTTAGTATATCCTGATTTGTATTATTAGAAGCATCACAAACTACTCTATAATCATCTAAACCTTGATTGGATTTAATTTGCTGTAATACAGATTCAAATTTATTTTTAATATTTGTTCTTAAAAATTCGTCGTTTATTTCAAATAAAGCATTACTTAAAATAGCATAAGATTCGTAATTTATATAATTTAATAAGCTAGCGTAGCTTATAGATGTTTTTATAGGAAGATCGTTCGAAGGTTCTCCAGAAAAATCACTTAAAAGATATATTGTCTTGTTGCCAGTATCATCTGTTATCTTTAAGAAAGAATTTACTCTTTTGGTGTAACTGGTTTGAATTTGTGTATTAGCAGCAGAGGTAAAAGTTACTGGAGTTTCTGGAACAATAATTTCTAGTGGGACACCATTTTGGTCTGTAGCAAAAGTTTGGTTTAGCATTTTGCCGCGTTCAAATCCTGCTGGAGTAAACCAAGGATATGTCGAGAGACTTCTTGATAAAGCACCTACACCATCAGAAAGCATTGGTAATACTACGAAAGGAACAAAAAAAGTTGGATTTATATCAGATTCATAAAATCTTTTAACTCTTTTTGTTCCACCGATAGTAAATGTAATATAATTTAAAGAATTGCCAGTTATAGCAGTTCTTTTTTTCATATTACTAAAGTTAAATGTATGGTAAATATTTCCTGTTTCTGTGTAAGCAGTTTCATAAATTGCGTTAGTTCCTCCACCAGGATTTGTAGTTTCTGAAACAGCATTAAAACAAATAGGAACTTTCTTTTCTTCGAAGAAGGATTTTACATCATTGCTAAATGTAGTTGAAAGAGGATCAAAGACTATTGCTTCAATATCATATTTGCTAAAAGCCTCTGCCAGATAAATTTCTGGAGAAGATGAGCAATTTATCAAAACAATATTAAAATTATAATGAGCTAAATCTAATAGAAAATTATTATAAAAATCTAATTTTCTTGCTAATTTATTTGCTGGTGTTGTAGAGGTATTCAACAAACCAACAAAAGTTTCAAAATTTGCACCAGCCCCAAGTGATGCATAATTTCCATTAGTTATTAAAGAAGTAAGCTCTGAAATTTCTGATATTTTATAAACTTTATCTGTTATTCCCAAATATGTAAATACACTTGAATCATAGATCATTACGGCAATGTCTATGTCTTTTTGAGTATCTACTGATTTGAGATTAAATCTTACGGCCATTAAGATTGATTTATAGTAAATCTAAATGTTATCTCGTTAACTGAGAAGTTGGGCTTAAATGTAAGATCAACAACAAATTGACGAGCTTGTACGGTTGAAGTTGTATTATTAGATCCGTCGCAAACTATGCTATAAGAGGAAATTCCTCTACCAGATTTAATAAATTCCATAACTGCGGTGGCATCTGTTACAAACTTTGCTCTTGTTTCCGCATCGTTTAATTCAAACAAAATTGAGTCAAGAATTGGTCTGAATGATCTCTTAATGTATAGAAGAAGTCTTGAAATTCCGACTTGCTTTTTATTATCGTCGGTTGCCTCATAAGTTCTATCTCCTAAAAGATAAAGACCGTCGTTACCAATAAGATTGTTAAACGAATTAATTTTTTCGTTTGCTAAGAAATTGGTAACATCAGTATCAGTCAAGTTAGGTGTTGTATTTTGGAATGATATTACTTCTCCTCTAACAACTCCTGCTGGAGCAAACCAAGGGAAGAAGGACGCATCTGTTCTAGCCATGCAACCAGCGACATCAGAAGTCATCAAAATAGAAACATTACTAGTAGAACCACCGTAAATTCTAGTTCTTTGTTTTCTTCCAAGTACAGAGAAGATAAGATCATCATATAAAGTTATACCGCTAATACCAGCTTTTTGCGAAATTCCAAATAGCGATGTAGTTGTGGTGGCTGGATATGAACCAGTAGAACCATTAGCATATTCAAAACTAGTTCCAACAATACCAATCAAATCTTGTCTAAAACTTAAAAGATTTGTAACATCGGTAAATCTTTCTTTTGTTTCACAGAAAGCAGAATCAAGTTCAAGTTCATTTACGTTTAACTGTGTTGCACCTGTGGCAAATACAATCTGACCGCCATATTCTAGGTAATTTAAAGCTGAATGCAATTCTCTGTCTGATGTAGTTCCATTTGATAATGTGTCACCAAATTGCAAGGCTACAGTACCTAAAAGCTGCGAATTGCTAAATTCTCCTAATAGATCTTGGGAATTTGTGTAAATTTTATATGTTGGTACTGGGGAATCGCCATAGATTATGTGTTGAAATAAACTATTTCCGCAAATAAACGCTGATAGATGGGTTGATGCCTGTCCAGCTATATTAGTTACGATGTTGGATGAATTTTCGTTTATGTTAATTTGTGGCATTTTTTATCCTTCTGTAAACCAAATATCATTTCCATCGCTAATAGCATCTTCAAAAATTTCAGGACCCATCAAAAAAGTCGTATTTTCCTCTTCCTCTTCTGGTTTATTTATATCTTTTTTCTTCTGTAATTCGATTATCTCTTCAAAGTAGCCCTGTCTGGTCAACCAGCCAAATAGTACCAAACACATAACCAAGTCATCGGTGTATCCCTCGTCAGCCACAAAGGATTGCTGTTTGGCAACAAACGTCATTAATTCTTGAATTATATTTTGATCATTCAGTATAAGTTTATCCTGTTCGATCAAAGTTTTGAGTACCGCGCAGCCAAGTTTTTTTACCGCCGAACTGGTTCTAACCCCAAGCTGTTTGCTCTTATTGCCGAATCCAAGAGAAACTTTTTGCCCTGCTCTACCCATATAGACTGTTTGAATGATGTTATCATATTCAAACTCTTCGTGCATGGCATCTGCTACCTGGCCACCAATATCATTTACCTCTATCAAAACGTGAGCATCATTATAGGTTGTGACTAAATTGTAAAGTTCAACTGGAAAGTCAAATGGAGATATAACATTATTTCTATAAGTAGCCACTACCTTATAAGGTTTTTCTGTTACGTTTACTATAATTACCGCTGTATAATCTTTTCCTTGACCTCTTGCAGTATCAACTACTGCAAAATAAACGTTATCTGGTTTTACATGCTCAAATGTTCTAAGACCATTATGAGTGCTTTCTAAAGGTCTTTCGTGCTGAAGTACAGAAAGTTTACTTGTACTGATAAGAGTATTTGAAGAACCGAGGAAAGAACATTCAAATTCGCTTTCAAATTGTTGTTCGCTAGTTTGGGCAATTACTTCTTTTCGCCAATCATCATCTCTTAGAGGCCCACCAGCATACTTAGGAACCTGTCTCCAAGACACCTCTATCGGCACATACTCATTCTTTCCGTCCTCTCCAGGCTTCCTTGTAGCCCCTTTCCAGAAGCTATAGAACATGTTCAGGCCGTTTGGGGTAGATACCATGAAGACCTTAGTAGTCTGGCCGGATGTGATTGTCGGGTAAACAGAGCTAAAGAACTCTTCGGCCACGTTCTGGGGAACGTGAGCAAATTCGTCCAAGAAGATTAGATTGAATGAACCACCACGAATGGCAGAAGAAGACGTAGCCGATGCCATTACTTTTGATCCATTTTCTAGCTGAACCGATGTCTTATTCCATTCAATAATACCTTGTTGAAGCCATTTCGGGATATATTCATACGCTAGTTTTAAACGTCCTAAAATTTCTCTAGCAGTATTCATCTTGTTAGCAAGAATACCAACACTCATGCTTTGATTAAACAAGATATAATGAAGAATATATGATACGATTGTTGTGCTCTTACCAGACTGTCTTGGAAGTTTAGCAATAAGATATCGATTGTTGTGCATCTTATTGATCATATTTTCCTGATAATCGTATAGATCAAAAGGAACTAAACCCTTATCAAGAGATACTACTTTAACGTATTTTTTGATAAAATATATTGGATCATTAGCACAACGAAGATATTCCCGAATTTGTTCTTCGGTATAATCTATCTTAATTCCGGCTTCTTTTAGATTAGGATTACCTAAGTATCCTTTAAACTTCCTCGTCATTTATAACCTTTGCATCAATTATATTATCAAGAGCTTTCTTTTTACTTCTTTCGGGATTAATTAAATCCTGTAAATCTGTAGTAGATCCAATGAAAAAAGAATTATTGGTAGTAGTCTTAACAGTTTGTTTTTCTGTTTCTTTCTTGATATTATCAATGTCTATAAAATCTTTATTTATTTCTGACATTGTTTTCAGCATTTGAGTAACAACTTCATAAGCTCTCGGGGAATCCCCTTCCATAGCAACCTTCATTATTCCTTCAAGAGCTATCTTCGATTGTTCAATGATATCTTTAAGATTTTGTTTTGCATAAGCAAAATCTTCACCAGTTATTCCTTCTGTTTTTTGTAAAGATGTTTCTGGTTTTTGTTCTATATTGAAAAAATTATTCAAATTGTCCATAAATTACTCGCATATTTGCATCAATGAAAATTTGCTATCTACTTGATCGTAATAAGTTCCGTTGACAACTCTGATAACAAATGTTTGCTTATTAGTTATAAAACTATAAATAACAGGATTTATACAACTAGCATCATAATATGTAAGACCCAAAGAAGTTGATATTTGTTGTCTTAAAGAATTTACATCTTCTTGAGTTAATGATGTAGTGCTAGATGGAAGCTGTAATGTAGCAATAGCCTTATCGACTTTTGGTTGATATATTTGAACATAATTAAATTTATCTGGAGGATTAGTCACCGTCCAAGTAAAATTAGTTATGAATGAAGAATCTGATCCTGTAAGATTATATGAATTAGATGTATAATTACTATTAATTGTTACGCTAGAGATCGATAGATCTTCGTCATCATCTGTAGATGCCAGAGCCGTAATATTAAAGATAGCAGTTTCTGACGGAGCACCAGTCTTAATTTCTCCGAACACATAACTCATAGCATTGAAAGTCATAGTTCCTATCAATACTCTTCTAGATTTATATTCCCCATCTGATTCATCTAAAATTTTTAATCTATCAAAACTAATGGGAACATTTATATTTTGAAATACATCATTAAAATTTAATCTGAGATTAAATTCAGGATTAAAATATGCCATTATCTGTTCTGATATCTGGAATAGTTCATCTAAATTTTTAGTATAAAAATAAATTGTAAAATTTACTTGTACTGGTGTTTCTGAAAATGCTTTGTATGTGGTATTTTCATCAACATTATTTGATGCAAATTTTAACTTATTTCTTTTTCTATTGTAATCATAGGCTATAGAAGCAATATCAAAACTTATATACGGAAGATTTATCTGTGTTTTAATATTATCAGAAATTGAAGAATTAGATTCTAATCTTCTTAGAAATTTTTCTTTTGATGCAAATGTAATAGGAACTTTTATTTTTTCCTCTACATCAGTGGTATCGTTTTTTCTAGTTACATAAATTTCATCGAATAAAGAACCAAAAGCTACAACAAGCTTTCTTATAGATTGATTATTGAATGAATTAAACATTAATAATTTCCTTCTGAGAATGGATCAGTTTCTGTAAAATCAATAATCTCCATATCAAACTTACTTCCAGAACCAGTAAATCCTCTTTGATAATCCATAGGAGGAACTTCTCCAGCATCATCATCAAGAATTATATTAACCATTCCGTAATCACCAGAAGCGGTAGTTGTATTAGCACTGAAGGTAAGACCATTAACTTCATTTCTGATTATTGTTGAAGAGAATGTTATGCCATCTAGAGACATGAATTCTGTTGTTAGTGTATTTCCAGATAAATCAAAATCAAGCAATCTGAAATATGCCGTTGTTCCAGCTAGAGAACCAGTTATAGAATACTTACCACCGCGAATTGCAGAATTGTAAGCTGCGCTGAATCCTGATGCTTGAGCATTGATCAAGAAGTTGTATATCTTCTGCTTGAAATCATTGACAGCATCAATATTTTCATTTCCTGTGTTGAAGCTTTCGGCAGAGTATGTGAAGGTTTCACAAACTAGAGTAAAAACATAATTTTTATCTAACTGATAGAATGGAAGTTCGTGTTCCACAAAATTTATTTCAAAAAGAGTTTTTGATAAAGGAAAGTAAATTAAGTCCCCTTCTCTTGGCCGTGTAATATCGACACTATTTGTGGTAATTTCTTTATTAAATCTCTTCTTACTAATTACCACAGTCATTCTATCTTTATTTTCTATTCCAAATTTTGATATCACTTCTCCTCCTTCAAATCCAGAGTAAGTAGAGATATACATTTCAATCGGATATGCCTTCGTGAATCTATTGAGTTGATCTTCGCCAAAAAATCTATCCAAATTTACAAATTCTCTTGGAATATACCAGAGTTCTTTGCCCATCATTTTTATAATTTCGATGGCAATATCCTCTGTTACATTTTGTTCAGTAGATTGGAATTTAAAATATGGATTTGTAGGCATATTATCCAGTCATCATGTCAGGAGGTAATTCGTATGCAGATATAATCTGATCCTCTAATTGTGCTATTTCTTTTTCTGCTTCGGCTGCAATTGTACCGCCTCTCAATTGAACACCGCCAGGTAAAGAAATACCATCAAACTTTGATAAATTTTGTCCCCATTGTCTTTTTATAAGAGCAGTAAAATACTTCTTGAGCATTCTATCGTTATAAATTTCTGGGTATAAATCAGGATCAAGATTTACATAAGCTTCGATTGCAATGTAAGTTCCAGCTTTCAAAGCAGTCCAATCAGTTTCAATATAGAGTTTATTTGTAACTTTATTGAATCTTATGGTTCTTTCAGGATCAAACATCATCTCAATAAGTCTGATGTATCTCTTGGTTAAATCATAATTAGCTATTGGGGTTGAATTAACAAATCCCAAATTTGTATTGATACCGTAAACATCGTTCAATGCTAATTGATACCTAATATCAAAAAGTTCATTAGAATTTAAAGAACCAAAAGGAAAAACTCTGATTATTGATAAAATATCGTAGCCAGTGGGTTTACTGCTATTAGATCCAACTATTGGACCAAAATTAGTAGTATCAATATACTTATTAGCTAAATCGTTAGCGGTTAATTGGTAAGAGAAAAATGCTCTTTCAACGCCATCGAAATGACGCTCTGAAAAGAACTGTAGGGCATCATCAAGTCTATCACTAGCCTGCTCGTAATCGACATTTATTTCGATTACGGGTGCTCCAAGCTGTCTATAAGCGTAGTCTATAAGAGATTGTCTTGAATTAGGCTGTGCCATCAATTTATTTATGCACAGCTATAAATCAAGATTTTTGATCTGCTTGATCCTTTGGCATGATTTCTGGTTCAGAAACTTGAATTTTTTCAAGATCTTCTGGAACTAAAGTTTCTATCAATGCCTTTCTAGGGTCATGGTGTACTTTGCCTTCAATACTAACTGGAACATAATTAGTAAATCCTGGCATTGTTAGAGGACAAGAAAGTTTGGGATAATCTAACTTAGAATACTTTTCCCCATCTGATATTAACCATGTTCCAGGTTTATCTCCACAACCACAAGCACCGCAGAAAAACTTTCCCTCGGTAGAAGAGTTCATGAGATGGCTGCATTTTGGTATATTTCCTCCAACAGATTCATTGCCAAAACAACTAACTACTCTTAACTTTTTAACGGCTTTATCTACTTTATTATTGGCAAAACCACGGGAAGCCATGGATGAAGTAAAAGACTTAGCCTGATTTATAGTCTTGGCTACTAATTCTTTTGGATTGTTTTTATTAATTTTAATTAACGATGTAAATTTTTCAAAATCCATATTATAAAGTTATTCCATTAATATAAGTCATAGTAAATGTAGCACCAATACTTGAGAACTTCAACATTTTATTGAAAGAATCGTCGTTAAAACCTGTAACAGGAGCAAATTCAATCGAATTTATACTTACTTTATATCTATCAGCCCCACAAACACTTTCATTCCATAATCCTGAAGAATTATCTGTTAGTGTTGTATCATCTACACAATCTACTATTTCAGTAGAATAAGACAATCCTGCATAGTAATAGAAACCAGTGGTAAAACCATAATGCTTAGTAAGACTATCGTTCAAATAACCCCAGCTCTTTATTCCTGAAGGTTCTGTAAGTAAGTACCATCCTTCGTTCATGGTAACTGTAACTCCTACAGAAGGACTAATAGAATGGGTAAAGCCTACCAAAGTAGATCCAGAAGCATTTGTGAACGGGAACAATGGTGTTGCTCCGTCCCATCCAGGACCACTTATCATAGATTGATTATTAGCTTCTTCTAACCAATGATGAATCATATTCATGCTCAGTGTTTGCTGAACATAAAAAATTTCCTGCAATTCGTTTAATTCTGATGCTTGTAGCTTAGAACCGGGTTTAAATGCTATTAGCTTGTAATTCTTTTTTGTTTCAGAATCTACACTATTACTCCATTCTCTGCTTGAGTATGGATAGTCAGTTAAAGGAAACTGGTTTTCGAATGGGTAATTGCTCATTTTAGATTGTGAATATTAAGGTTAGATTTGACTTATCTTGATTATAGGTAGTGTTAGTAGCAAAGAGAACATCACAGTCTTGGATATTTATACTTGATGCAGTTATGCCTGTAATGTTGAAAGTTCCGCTGTTTGTATTGGAATTTTCAAAGTATAAGGTGGTTCCTGATGTTATTCCATAAGATTCAAAATATGATATTTCAGCGGTTCCAGTCGAACCAGTAAAATTCTTAAACCCTATAGAATAACTTGATGTAGTTTTTCCATTTACAAATTCTGTATCCCCAGAACCAATATCTTTATCAAACAAAGATTTATTTGCGTAATAATTATCGCTAATAGATGATGGATTGGTAATGAAGACTAATGAATCTTGTGTCAAATCAGAAGAAGATCCAGAAGATACTGATATAGTTACTGTAGAACTAGACTTTGTGGCTTCTTTAGAGTCTCTGAAAACCTTGGGAGCAATTCTATATCCACTAGAATTCTTTACCCCTGTTAAGAGGAAAGCCGAGTCAAATGTATATGTTGAACCAGCACTAGGTATAGTTGTCTGGATCTTTGCAGTTGTTATGGTTGCGTTGACTGCGATGCTTTCCGTTCGTAGTAAATCATACACAGAAAGATAATTTTCTCCTGTGGATGTTATAGGTGCTAGATTAAACTGTAAGCTAGCCAAGCACACTGAAAAATCGCCAGACGAAGCACTTCCAGTTGCGCTTGCCAGATTTATTGCTTCAACATAAGTTATATTGCTACTTGATAATTGACCTTCTAGTTCTACGCCAGTGACCTTCCAGCCCTTATTGCTGCCAATATAGGTGGTTGTCAAATAAGCCTTACAAGAACCTATGTTACCATCAGTAACTAAAGTAACCTCTGGTCTTTCTTTACTGACATAATATGAAATAGAAGAATCAGTGTTTAGAATAGCATTTAATATACAACCAGAGTTTACACTGGTTAGAATATCATAATTTTTCTTAAAAATATTTGTGGATGAATAACCAGCAGATCCGCCAGACGAATAACTTAGTTTAGCCGTAACATCTGCATATGTTGCTCCGCAAGGAGTGCATCCACTTGTAGACGAAATATTAAAGAATCCGCCCAATTCTGTGGTAGTGAGAGAATTTTTAAATACTGGGTGGAAGTCAGTTAAAGCTCCAAGATGTTCGCATGCCCAAGCATTTGCTACCTTGAACGCCCCATAAATGTCACCTCTAGCATATGTTTTGCCAGTCATTGGTTCTACGAAGTCTTGCTTATAATACAAGCAGCAAGTTCCGTAAGTAAGTCCAGAGGAACCATAAATGGTATTAACTGCATCTACAGGCAATTGATTATCGGCAGTTATACCTCTAAAATTAAATAACGATTCGATGCCAACAATTTTAACATAATTTGAGGAAAGAGGCTCGTCGTTATAGTTTAACTTTAACCACTTGTAACCATCATCCATTTCAATAACAGTTCCATTAGAACCAGATGGAGCAAATTTTGAAGGATTGTTGGCATTTCTATCTGAAAAAAGATTGTTAGTATTATTTTCTAGGCAAAGAAACAACTCACCACTTGTTGAATTGTAGCATGTACTAGATTTAATATCAGGATCAGTCGAATCGTAAACTTTAAAACTTTTTCCTGCGGCCCAGTCATTTCTATCAAAAGCAGCAAATATATCGCTTATTCCTACTCTCTTAATAAGGCTTGAGACATTAGCAGCTCTTTGAGCGAGTCTGGTATCCTTGCTGACATATCCAACACCATCAACTCCAAGACCAACGTACAGATCGTCAGTAATGACATTAGACAGGAATCTAGCTATAGATGATGAATATCGGGACGCAGAATCGTTTCTCATATCAGTATTTATTAACTTAAAACGATGGCGTATGGAGATAGTTTCTCAGACGCTGTTATAGAGGTAGATATTACTGTTTTTTCTGCTCTTACCAGGTTAAAATAAAATCCCATTGGTTTAAGTAAAGCCTTAAAATCATCTTCATATTTTTCTGGAATATCTGCCTGTATTAAAATTGATCTGTCTTGCTTGTCAGTTCCATTTGTCAAGTAAGTTTCGTTCAATGAAGCAGCATTTAAAGTCATGGTATCCGTACCATAATTTAAAGAAAAATCATCAAGTTCTGAGTTGAAAAAAGTTTTTATAAAATAGCGATAAGAATCTTCAGTACCCTTTATTCCAACAAATCTTGTTTTATTGGATATTAAAAATTCTCTTAATGATTGCGTATCTTCAAAATCTGAAAAATCAAAATCTGAAAATAAAGAACTATAATACTCTTTTAGATAATTTTTATTAGTAACATAAATGTCTTGAATGTTCTCGTAATTAGGAGTTAAATTCAAGCCAGCAGTAGAAAATAGAAAATTATAAAGCTCCTGTATAAAATCAACTATTTTTACTTCAGAATTTGTTTGACTTTCATCAAGAATCCATTGAGGAAAATGATGAGAAATGCTGTAAGTGTAATTTAAATTATTATTTACTTTTTTCTGCGAATAAGCTGCATTTATCAAACCAAGAGCATATTCTGCTCCTGCCTCTAAATTGTATTCAGTAAGAGCAAATGTTTGATCTTTATTTTGATTAAAAAATATAATCATGTTACTGTTAGTGAATCCACACTATAGCTTATAGCCATGTTATTTTTTGGTGTTATAGTTTGTGAGGATGAAGTCAATGTTAAAGTAAAAGTAGAAGATGCAGTATATGTGCTATAGAAGATTATATCTCCATTTGAAGGATTGAAAACTCCTACTTTATCTTTTACCAAAGTATCAGAAGAATTATATGCCCCTATGTACTTGTACCCATTAAGACCTGGAACATTAGTTGTTGTATTTTTGAACTTAACTTGGCTTGCTGATAGGCTAGTTGTTACCAAATCTGTTGTAAAACTACTAATACCATTGTAAAATCTAACTATTCTACTTTTATCAAAATCAACTTCTTTATCTACAGTAACAGTTATATCCGAAAGCTGAACAGAGAGTGCTGGATTTTTTGTCATTATGGTATATGCAATATCCGATTTTGACAAAGAATTGTTGAATTTTTCCGTTCCATATTGAGTTTCTAGTTCATTTATAAGTTCTGTTTTTAAAATTCCAGAAGAAATATTTGTTTTACTTGAATCATAGGAAACAGAAATATTGAGCGATCCTGTAAATGAATCTGCTTCAAGATAGGTAACATTTATACCTGAAATAGATTTTGATTTTAGATTAGCAGTTAAAGATTCTACTTGATTTGAATCAGCTAATAGGTCTATCACAGAATAATAAACGGTTCCATAATTATTATTGTAGTCTTCGCCATCAAAGACCGCTATAGAATTGTCGATATCTGTATATGAGGCCAAATAAGACGAATTTGCAATCTCTACCTCATAATCGCTTTTTGTCACCAATGAGTTATTACTATAATATCTTGTTCCGATATATTTTAAGTAATCGATATCAGGTTCGTCAAATCCTCCGTATGAAGCAACGGAACTGACCGATACATTTGGTATTGTAACCGTATTGCTAGACTTAAATTGCTCTATGGAGTTAAAGATTATA